CGCCAGAAACATGCCACACCACGGCACCACGATTGCCCCGTCCATGCCGAACGTGGGTTGTGCAAGCTTGCGAAACTGCCGGTACGATATCGGCCCGCAGTTGCGCACCTCGCCGTTGAACTCGTTCGACGTGGGTTTATTGTAGCTGTTGATATAGAGGCTGTGCCGCGAGAACACGCGCTTGAGTGCTTCGCGCTGCGCTCTGGTTGTCTTCACCATGTTGTTACCTCCTGTGGTAATCAGTAGTTGCGCGATGCCGTCTGCGTCACCAAGAAGAACCCTCCACCCATCGAATGCACATTGGTAACGGTGGTGGACCAGCACCCGCAGCAATCGTACTCGTGGCTGCACCCGTGGCGCGAGAACGTATCCATGATAGCAAGCTTCACCGCCTCATTATCCTTTGGTTCGTTCGTGGTGACACGGAGCAGCATTTGAATTAGCGTGGGTTCGCATGGGTCTTCGTGGTCCTGCACCTCGGCATTGCGCTCTATGATTTCAGCGGTGCCGATGTCCTCCCACTCATCCAAGTGTGCCCACGTCCCGACATACTTATTCGTCTTGCGAACAGATAAGGTCGTGCTTTCCATTGTTACCTCCTGTGGTAATGGCGGTGGACGGCTGCACCTTGGGACTTGGAAGGGAGATGCAACCGCCCACCTTATGGTGCGATGGTTGACTGTGGCCACGCACCAATTCAGATATCGCCACGCTTTATGGCGAGCACCACTTGCCCCGGCACCTTGTACGCCTGCGCGATAAGCTGCGGGTGGCGCGGGTCTTTCCGTATCGCCTCATGCATGGCTTTGTGCGCCGTGTGCATGGCGTCGTTGTCGTAAAGCTGCCGGTTGTATTCGTATTTGATGCGGTTGACCGTGGCCACGGTGATACCATATGCCTGCGCAATCTCCGCATACGGCCTGCGCTCAAACACGATGCGTTCCTTCTCTTCATCAGTCAATGGTCCGCGACCAGACTTGAACGGACGCCCGCGCCTGCGCTCCACACCACGGTTCGCCTCTTCCACCATCTTCCTGACAGTGTACGCCTTGCTGCGGTCGTACTCATCGCGCGGGATATAAGGCACATTCTTATACCTGCCGATCTGCTTAACGCGCATGATTGTTGTGATGCTCACACCTTCAGCCATGGCTATCTCGGCCAAGGTCCGTTGGTCTGCCCGTATGCGCTCGACTTCCTTCCGGTAGAACTTGGGAACACGCCCGCCGCGCTTGGACGGCGGCTTCACCCCGTTCCACAATTCATCCTCGATCTGGGTGAGCACGCGCTTGCGCTGCGGCGGCGTCGATCCGTCTTCGTAGCTCAAAGCGGTGATTGCATCCGCGAGCAAGTCCATCGGATCATCCGGCCTTTCATCATTTACCATCGTGGTAACTCCTGTCTGTTTGCCTCGACCACCCCTAGCGCGGCTGCACCGCTCCCTTGGTGGTTACAATGCGTGATATAACAAGTTGCTAGGGGGTTGTCAATGAAAATAATATTTATAACGCAAACTCTGTGTATAGAGCGGCGGCAGAGCAGCCCAATGGGTCCAAAACGTAGACTAGCATTGTTTGGATTATGACATATATAATGGATCACTATTATGCTACTTGGGTTGATTTACATTAAGCGCATTTTAATGGCCTAATTATATTGTCAATTGGGATACCACCCCATTGGCTCCCCGATAGTTCGCCGCTAATTCCGGGCATTACTGGAAAACTAGCATTTTCATAAATCAACCCAACTAGCATTTGGATGCTACTTAGATCGATTTACATGCGCTTTAGACGTAAAATTTTAGGTAGTGAAATCAATGGGTTACGAGGGGATTTAATGTTAGCCGAAATTAAAAACCTATTACAATATTAGGGTTTGACGTGTTTGGTATCCCGCAAAGTATGATAATTGGTTTAATGGTGCGGCAGGGCGATGGTGTTATGGTCACCAAAAGATACTAAGTCACCGGCCCCTCGAATTATAGGGATACCATCGTCATTTCTGTTTTTATAATACTCTATATAATCCTACTAACCAATAAAACTTTTTCGCTGCCGTCCTCATATACATGCTACTATCTGGATACCACCCCCTTGGTTCCCCGATACTTTGCAACAATTCACCACCGGCTGCTCAGCGCATGTCGCATGAGTGCGCGTTTCGGTGGGAGGCTTGCACCTCTGCCGGGTCAATTGTTGGGAACTATCGGGCTGCCACCCCCATGGTATCCCGATACTTCCATGGATACCTGTTGGCTACCTCTTGTATACATGCAAACTATCGGGATACCACCCCCATGGTATCCCGACACTTCCCTATTTAGCGGATGCGCTCGCAGCGGATCGAAACCGTGCCATGAGGTATCACCGCGTGACGCTGTGCAGCTTCACACGTTGAACCATTGCCCGCTTCAAACACGTTACCATCTGAGGTAACGGCGACCAGCGTATAGAACTCTGTGGGTGGAGGGGAACCTAGCCATTGGGTGATCACGATAAGCCCTAAGGCGCATGTCACTACCCAATGCAAAGTGCGCCGGATACGTTCCCAAAATTCAGCACGCATTTGCTGCTGCCGACGCGTGCCGGGATAACGGGCATTATATCTCACCATATCACCTTTGCGTGTTTAGCTTGACGGCCACATGGAAATCGACACCCGCATTCACGTCGCAGGCTATCCCATACATGTCATCATCGAGCGCGCCCAGCTTGCGTGCTTCGTTGAATTGTTCTTCCGAAAGTGGACAATTCGGAAAGCCGTAATTCGCCATATATTCTTGGAACTCGGCATAAGCCTCGAAGCCCTTCTTGATGACGGGGTCGTCCCATTCATAGATATACGCGTCGGCAAGGCTGGATTCAATTTCCTTGAGTCCTTCCTTGGCAACGTTGATCGCGGCTTCTTCACTGTCAGCTATGACAGCAAACCGGACAACTGCTTCCAATACGTACTCAGTCATTGTTACCCCCATGGTAAAACCATATAACCACACAAAAAGAAGGCGGCTGGATCGCTCCAACCGCCTCAAATTTCTATGGTTTGGTGGTGAAAGATCAGGCCAGCTTGAGGCCAAGAGCGGCAGCCTGTTGCATAAGCTGGGCGCGCTTCTCTGCCATGTGCAGCTTGTCCAGCCGTTCCTTAATCGCGTGGTAGGCCGCTTCTGTCAGTTCGTCCGTGTCCTGAAGCTTGTCACGGTTTTCGCCAGTCACAAGGCTTTCGAGCTTCTTCAGGATGGAAGACAACTCACCTTCCAACGTCTTTTCGCGTGCCTCGTCCTTGCGGCAAAGGTCGCCAAGCGCTTCGTCGTCAAGCGGCTGGTCCGTCTTAAGCTGGGACCGCGCAACTTCTACATAGAAGGGGTAAGCAGGCTTCACCTTCACATCGTCGGCGATCATGTTTTCACGCACCTGAAAAGCGCGCTGCATCACATCAACCGCGTCAATTGTTGTCATGCAGCCCATGGCGATAAGCTGTTTTAGCTTGGAGATGTTCGCCTTCTTTCCACCCGCCGAATGCTCGTGGATTGCCTTCCTGCTTTCGGCAGCAGCATAGCGCGTATAGATGTTCGTCGCCGCGTCATTGCCTTTGTCATCTTTGGTTGTGGCGTCAATCACACCATCGGCAGCAGCCTTCACCACGGCATGGGCAAGCTTGGGCAAGCTGTCGCGGCCAAGCGAAGCTTCCTCGCCAAGCTTCGACACGTTTTTCATCAGGTCGGAAAAACGCTTGTCATTCTTCTGGGCGTCGGTGATGTTGGTCGTTTCAGTTTCGTTGGTCTGGATTTCAGCGTTCATGATAGTTTCCTTTCATGGCGGTTGTTAGGGCCTGTTACCCGTTAGTTACCTTATGAGGTAATGGCCCGACTTTCAAGTGGTAGGGCCTTAACTATTGCGACGTATGATCACGTTTTTCAGCAATAGTTAATGAGCGGGCAAGTTTCCCTGCCCGCCTGTTAACCATTGCGTTTAGCAGATACCATCGCAAAATGCGTGGGCCTAGCCTTGCTGGCGCGGTCCCTTTTTCAGAGGTTCAAAAGGTATTCATCCATACCTGCCGCGTATCATCCAGCGTGCCTTTTGCCTAACAGCGGCCATTCAGAACGGCTCTCCCGTTCCTATCCTATCGTGCCCTGATACCGTTACCAACCGTGGTAACACCACCAAAGCCGTTATAGGGCGTAGCGCCTATCAGCAAAGTCTAGGTTTCCATAAGTCAGCCGCCCAGAACGGCCCGTTCCCTGAAGGTTCCCCGCTCACCTTTCGGCGGCTGGCTTGCACTTGGCGATGGGTGAGTTAGTCCCAACTACCGGCTCCGTGGTCACCACGGCCATGCCTGCAAGCCTTATCGCGTTAGCGCCAAGCAGCTGCCCTTCCGCGCCGCTACCTATGATCCCGGTAGCTGGGTCCGTCGCTCCTTTCGTTCGTTGGTTGGTCTTACATCCTAGGGAATGGGAGGTTACCCCGGGGGGTAATTGGCAGGGGGGGAGGGGGGGCCGGGGGGCCTTTAGGTATTTGAAAAATATAGATTATATAAAATCGGAACGTCTACCTCGTGTTAACCATACCACCATAAAACCAACTAACCCCACCCGCCCAAAACCACTAAAACACCCCTCCAAAAAATACCCGACCCCCAAAATAATTTCATCTACCCCTTGACAACCCCTATGAACCCTGTTATATACAAAGCATAAACCAAAACACCTCCCGGGGAAGATAAACAATGGGGTTGAACGCTTCAGAAATTTTACTGCTGATGTTTGCCGTGCTCGTTGGCATAATGGTGTTGGCCATATGAACTTGCTGCCGGAACTTCGACCTATGCCGCTTCCTGATCCCCATCGTTTCGAGCATGGTGTATTGCTCGGACTTGTCCTTGGTGTTGTGGTGTCAATGATCCTGCTTCTCTACCTTCTGTGGGGTGGATGATGGTCACGGCCTCCGTGCCACTTGCCGTGTCCTATCTAGGGTATATGACACACGCCCGTATGATGGACGGGGATGACGCGGTTTGATGGTTACCACACGAGGTAACGGAACCTTTGGTGCAGAACAGGAGCGCAAAAAATGACCACACCAGACCATGCGGGGCTGATCGCGGAAGCGATTACCGAACATTGGGGTGAACGATGCCCCGACTACGCCGGTGATTGTCCGACCTGCCAAGCGTGGGAGCAGTTCGATGACCTCCGCAGCCTCCTAGAGAGCAACGCGGCGTTGGAGCGGGATGAGGCGCGTGCCATTCGCTCGGCGTATGACGATCTTCTCCGGGCGCATAGCATTCTCCAGTCGCAACATCGCGAGCAGCAGGAGCGCGCAAACGAAAACTCACGCCGTGCCGAAGCCGCCGAAGCCGAGCGCGACCGGCTCGCGGAGCGCGTGGCGGAGCTGGAGCGGGAGCTAGAGATGTGGCGGGAAGTGAAGCATTCATCGCACTGGAAGGCCCGCGCCGAAGCAGCCGACGCCCGCGTGAAGGAGCTTGAGGCAGAGGCCGCCCGCCGCGCCCTCGAAGCACAGGGAGGCGGGGATGGTGAGTGAGATCAGCGAGAAGGAAGCGCTTTCCCTAGCGCGCGGTGTCTTGGCGCAAATTATGTCTGCCGGACACAATATGCCGGGACCAACCGCAGAAGACATAGAAAAAGCATTCTGGGCTACTGACTCCGCCCTCGCCAGAGCGGAAGCCAATGCCGGGGAGCCGGTGGGCGGCATGTATGGAGAATATACGCCGATCACTGTAGGCACCAGCACAGCCCACCCCGCCCCGCAGCCATTAATCCGAGCCATGTTTGAAACCGTCGATGAGACAATACCGGTGACGGGCACAACAGAAGCCACGATAAAACGCGTGGAGCAAAATGACGATGGTTCCTACACGGTTGTTATCGATCACTGGCCGCAGCCGAGCGGGCCGGTGGAGGCACTGCGCGAGACACTCGTTGAAGCTGGTGAGTTCGTTGCGACCGTGTTTGGAGAGAACCAGCCTGCACGGAGTTGGGCTTATGGTCTACGCAGGAAGATTGACGAAGCCCTCTCCGCCCTCACGGGCAAGTATACATCTTAACTCCTGTCGCCGATGAAAAGAACCACCCCTGACCATATCCTGATCGAAGCCACAGCCTCTTTATGCGGGGAGTTCGCAATAATTTGCTCCTGCTGCTTGGGCAAGTCATATGAGACGCGGGTATGGGGAGGGTGGTCGAGATGTGGACAATGTGGGGGGACAGGGTATGATTACCTTGGACCGAAGACCAGAGAAGCACTGGAAGCCATGGAGAAGGCAGATGACTGAAGTTACCACGCAAGGTAACGTTGTGGAGTTCCCGAAAAAGGAAGAGGATGAACTCGTTCTCGTGTGCGGTGTTTGCGAATGCATGACGTTTTACCTGCATTCGAGCGGTGCCGTCCAGTGCTCCAACTGCAAGAATTTCTCGTCCCGCCCATCGTGTGACGGCGTGGAGTGGCGCAAGAACCTTCCCCCGGTGCCGGAGGAAGAAGATATCAAAGACACCCAAGGCTTGGTAAGCGTGCACGCTCTGGGGTCGCCGGGGGTGGCTAAGGACTTCACCATCAAGAAGATCGAGCAGTGGAGTAAGAATGACGAGGTGGCGCTTATAGCCGCATTCAGCAAGGATGGGCATGGGCAGCATTGGGCGGGCATAACCAACGATGAGCAGCGTGATTGGTGCATCAGACAGCTTAATCGTGTTATTGAGCACATTTCGGCTGCGAAGTTTGATTGATGGGTGTCCGTAGCGAGCGGGAGCGCCAGCGCAGGCGCAAGTATAGGAAACGGATGGAGGCCGAGCGTCGGGGGGATACCGACTACCATAAGGCCATGGCAGCAATGCTTGATGCGGTGTGGAACGGGAAGTGTTTCGTTAAGATCGTTCCGGCGACCGGCCTAGCACCTTCACGTGTCCTATTCTTCGACCGGGATGGTAGGGAAATCGAAGAGCCGGTGACAAAACGGAAATTGTATTATGAAGATATCCGAGATAACTTCCTTAGCCGAAGCCGCAACGCGTTCGCTAAACCGAGGTAACTCAGAGGCAGCTTTACAGGCGGTTGTCGAGTTGCTTCTTACCGACCACAGCCCGGATGAAGTAAAGCAGCTTCTCAGGGCGTGGGCCGACTATTTGGATGAAAGGGTATAACAAATGATGCTCAGTGTTTATGCGATCTGCTCACTGGTCTTTTTCGTCACCTTGTCGGTGATGCTGTATGTGAGCGGGATAAAGGAAGTGCAGGTGCTCACCATTGTCGGGTTGTTCGCCGCTGCACTTTCCCAATTCCTTGCGCAGGATGCCAAGACGTACACAGCTTCGGCTGTCTGTGCCTATTTCGGCATAACTGCTGCATTGCTGGCGATCATCTGGTTCGCCGCAACGGTCTAAGTCCACGCCGCCGATGAGAAGGGCGGTGCCGAATGGGCTATAGGGCGCTGAAGCCGTCTTAGGATAGCGCCCTGCACCATCCCACCATGAGCCGCAAGCGCCGCATACTGAAGCGCGTCAATGGGGTGGGAGAACTTGTTCTTGTCGGGCAGGGGCTTGCGCTGACCCGTCTTCAGCTTTGAAAAGCGATAGCCGCCGCGAAGGGCCTGCACAACAGTGGGGCAGCGGGAACGGTCGATCATGAAGACCGGCTTGCCCCCCTGCTGCTGCATCAAGAAAGCCTCGATGGCGCGGATACGCGGGTCAATGTCGTTCGTCGGTGCCGGGAACGCCATGAACCCTTCTCGCTTCAGCATGTCGAAGGATGTTTCCTCATAGAGCGAGGACTTGGCCCGCCCAGCCGGGTCACCGATGACGGCAACCGGCATATGCATATACCGCTCTTGCATGAGGCGTGGTCGCAGGTTGAGGGTAAGGTGTGTCTCAAGCCCTATGTCCGTCCCTTCTACCTCTTCCAGCACGAGGAAGCGTCCCCGGTGGTCAAGCTGGCATATTATGCTCCATGGGTCGCGTCCGAAGTCCTGACCGATGATAAGCGGCCTGCCCGGTATGGGGTCTAGGCTGTCGAAGGCGTGAAAGCTGTCCGTGTAAGTCTCACGGAACACGGCCATGCCAGAAGGATCGTTGCCGTATTTCGCATCGACATAACGGCGGACCCACTCGGGCGACTGACCGCGCGCAAGGCGCTCATAATACTCCCGGCCACCGGGGAGGTTTTCGATGTTTTCGGCATTCGGTTCGCGGCCCCCCGGCTGCTTGAAAAGCTGGTAGTCGGGCGGAAGGTTGTTTTCGAGCAGATCGTGCCACTCGCCACCCTCATTGGGGAAGTTCCCATCCATGATGAGACCATGCCACGTTGGGCCGCCGTGCGCCTGCGACGGGTAGCGCCCAAGGCGACCGCACAGGGAGGGGATGATGGCCGGGTCGATTTCGGGAAACTCGTTGACCCATGCGCCCGTCAACTGCATCGACAAGAGGCGGCGCTGGTCATTTTCGTCATCAAGCGGTATGAGGTGTATTTCCGCGCGCACGTCATCGAAGGATATGTAAATAGTGTTCTCGCTCACCTTGAATTGGGTGATGGGTTCGAGCCACGTGTAAAATTCCTTCAGAACCGTTTGCTTGATCTGCTGCAATGTCTGGCGCACGATGGCCCAGCGCGTGCGGCGCAAGCCGTCCGGTCCCGGTGCCTGCTCTGCCGACCGCCTGACGATTTCCATAAGGCATCCGGTGGACTTGCCCGAGCCGACCGGTCCAAGGATGATGCGGACGAACGCGGAGCTTGACATAAAGGAAGAGACGGTGGGGGGAGCGTTGAAAATGAGACCGGCCATTACAGATCACCCAGAGTTGACGGCGAGGTAAACGGATCGAAATCATCCGTGCCATCATGTTCTATTACCTTGCCGAAATCCGGCTGGATAGTCACCTGCTCCTTTTTGCCATTATTCGTGATGTTGATCTGAAGGCTGAAGCCCCCGCCGCCCGCGCCTGCAAGCTGCTTAACCTCGCCCATCCCACCAAGGCGCGCGACCACCTTCAGAAGTTCGACACGATGGTTTAGGGCTTGTTTGCGATCATGAAGCGCGGAATGTGCCTCGATCATGAACTGTTCCACGACCGCAGCGGCCTTGAGCTTGGTACGCTCTGCCGCGTTGCTGGCCGAGTTCCATTGCTCTATCTCTTCCTGCAAATATTTCTGGAAGCGAGGATTGTTCTTCCACTTGGTGAACTCGCCTACTTCTACGCTGTGGTATTTCAGGATATCTTCAAGCTCATAGATACCCTGCGCGATGCTCCGAGCGACTTTGAGCATCTGGGTATCAAGATCGTCATTGGGGGGTAGCGGTAGAACATTGTCCATAGTATAGTCTCGCGCAATGTGGGATTTACCACGAAGGTAACATCGGGCGAACCAGATGGCAAACACTCCTAATTATGGTCTATTGCGAGTTGTCCCCCCAGCCGAACTTGAAGCACATATTGCAGAACAAGACAGAGCCGATTACGAGCGGCGGGCTGGCCAGACGCAACAATCCGCCGACGACAACCTAGCCGCTTACATCCGCCAGCAGTGGGAGATGATGCGGCGGCACCGGAACAGTGCTTCCGGCTGGTCAGATCGCCTGCTGCACGCCCTGCGCACCTTCAACGGCGAATATTCCCAAGCGCAGCTGGCCGAGATAAAGAAGTTCGGTGGGTCCGAAATTTATGCACGCATCGTTGCAATGAAGTGCCGGGGGGCATCCTCCCTGCTGCGCGACATATATCTTTCCCCTGACAGGCCATGGGGGATCGAGCCGCCCGCTGACCCCGATATCCCCGAAGATATCTACATGCGTATTCAAATGCTGGTTGAGAGCGAAGTGCAAACGCTCGTGGCCATGGGGCATCAGGTTCCGCCGAGCGCCATTCGCGACCGAATGTCGCAACTGGTAGAAGCCGCATCGGGGGCCGAGAAGAAACAGGCCCGCAGGCGAGCGGCAGCGGCGCAAGACAAGATCGATGAAATCCTCAACTCGGGGGGTTTCTACAACGCGCTGGCCGAGTTCATTGTTGACCTGCCGCTTTTCCCCTTCGCCTGCATCAAAGGGCCGATTGTCAAAGTCGTCCCGACCGTAAGGTGGGAACAGGGACGGGCCATCACCAGCAACGAACCCCGTCTATTCTGGCAGCGCACGTCGCCGTTCGATGTCTGGTGGACCCCGGGCGTGTCCGACATCCGGGCAGCGTCCGTTATCGAGCGCCTTCGCCTCACGCGCGCCGACCTAAACGACCTCCTTGACCTGCCGGGTTACAACCACGAAGCCATACGAAATGTCCTGACAGACTATGCACGTGGGTACACCGAAACGCCGGATGTGGGCGAAGCCGAGCGGGCCGAATACGAGAACCGGGAGAACCCGACCTACAACAATTCGGAGATGATCACCTGCCTAGAGTTTCATGGGAACGTTCAAGGTAAGCTCCTTTTGGAGCAAGGGATGGATGCATCCGTCATCACCGACCCACTCAGGGACTATATGGTGCAGGCGTGGGTAGTCGGGCGCTATGTCATAAAGGTCCAGCTGTCCCCAAGTCCGCGCAAGCGCCACCCCTACTTCATTACCTCGTTCGAGAAGGTTCCCGGCACGCCTGTCGGAAACGGCCTTCCTGATATCCTCGCAGATGTTCAGGCGGTGTCCAACGCTACCCTTCGCGCTCTGGTCAATAACCTGTCTATCGCATCCGGCCCGCAGGTTGTCGTGCACGACGATCTGCTTTCCCCCGGGGCGGACGGGGAAAGCCTCTACCCTTGGAAACGGTGGCACGTACAGAGCGATGCTATGCCATCAGGGCATCAGCAAAGGCCCGTCGATTTCTTCCAGCCGCAATCCAACGCTGCCGAGCTTCTGGCGGTCTACACCAAGTTCGGTGAAATCGCGGATGAATTGAGCGCCATACCGCGCCACATGTCGGGGGCTAATCCCGGCAGCGGTGCTGGTCGAACGGCTTCCGGCCTTGCCATGCTCATGGGCAATGCCTCGAAAATCCTCCAAACCGTCGCGGCCAACATAGACCGGGATGTGATTGAGCCTGCATTGACCATGCTCTATGACATGATCATGTTGACGGATACGACCGGTATCCTGAACGGTGACGAAAATATCCGCGTCATGGGTGTCAATGTGGCCATCCAGCGTGAGACCCAGCGTGTTCGCCAGCTTGAGTTCCTTCAGATGACGGCGAACCCGCTTGACGCCCAGATCATCGGGCCACAGGGCAGGGCCAAGATACTTCGCTCGGTCGCCAATGAAATTGGGCTTGACGGCGAAGGCATTGTTCCGCCAGATGACGAAATCGCGGGAGCAATGGGTGGACCCGGAGCGCCGACGCCTCAGGATGCGGCTCAGGCCCAAGGCGCACAAGCACCGGCACCGGCCAACGCCGACCCGCGAACCAACATTACCGGTTAACCAAGAAAGGGAAGTACCATGAAGGTAATGAAGAACAAGCAGCTGTCCAAGAAGAGCGGCGCAAAGGTGCCAGCGGGCGGCTCCAACGTCATGATGGGACGCCAGTATACCGGCCCGCAGAAACCCGGCGTCACGTCGCAGGAGCAAAGCAAGTCCGGTAAGTGGGCCAAGGGCGGCGGCAAGAAGATGACCGGGCAGCCGGTCAAGAACCTGAAGCCCGCCTAATCATGAGTTACCACGCAAGGTAACAGGGAGAACAGAGTGGCAGACGAACCGAAGGGGGTGCCTCCCGTCACCTCCAAGTCGATCAAACGGGAAAGCCTTGAAAGGGGCCAGCGTGCGGACACGGGGGGCGATCCCTACGACCGTATGCGTAACAATTACTCCAAGAGTTCCAAGAAGAGCGAAGACCCCTTCGACTTCCTAGACTAATGGAGTTCAAGTAAACCGCCATGAACCCACGCGATAACCTTTCCGTTAAAGCCGCAACCCTCGCAAAACTATCTCCACAAGCGTGGAGTGATTTCTTAGAAGCACTTGCCGTGTACAATGAAGTGCACCGCGAAAACTTGGTCAAGTCGCCGTTACCCGAGCTTGCCGTGAACCAAGGCCGAGCACAAGCTTTGTCCTCGCTCATTGGTATTCTCACCGCTTGCAAGGAAAATGCCGACAAGATAGCTCGGAAGGAGCAGTAATAATGGCAAAGTATAAGTCCAACAAGCAGCACGCGCCCATCGATACGGACGTGCAAATCCCCGCCGCCATCCGCGCCGCCGCCGCCCGCTCTGAACAACTGCACCAGCAGATGTATCAGGGCACTTCAGAACCGCCCACGCCCGCGAACGACGATCCTAACAGGGGGAACGATGGGGGAGACAAACAGCAACCGCCTGCCCCGCAAGAGCAGCCGAATGAACCATCAGCGCAGCCGGAAGAGCAACCAAATCCGCCCGCGCCCGAGCCAGCCCCACAGCCCGCCCAGCCGCCCGCGCAGCAGGGTAGCGATGCCGACTGGCAGCACCGATACAACTCACTGAAGGGCCGATATGAAGCCCAAGAGCGCACCATTCACGGGTTGAACCAGCGCATCGCCGATCTGGAAGCTCTGCTTGCGCGTTCCACGGCCACACCCCCGGCTCAACAGAGGACGCCGGAAAACACCTTCCAGAAGCTCATTACGCCGGAAGACGAGGAAACATACGGCAAGGATTTCATCAGCGTTGCCCAGCGGGCAGCCGAGGAAAAGCTTTCGCCGGAAATCCAATTCCTGAAGAAGCAGGTTGATGACCTCAGCCGTACCCTGTCCGGCGTTGCGCAGACAACAGAGGTTGTCCAGAAGCGCACCGTCTATAGCTATCTGGATGAAAACATCCCAAATTGGCGGTCCATTAACAAAGACCCAAAATTTGTTGCGTGGACCAACTTGCCAGACCCATTTTCTGGTGCTATACGAATTGAGCTATTACGAGACGCATTCAACAAAGGGGACGGCCCCAGAGTGTTGCGTTTCTTCCAAGGCTTCCTCGCGGATGAGGCTGCCACGGACCCCGTAAGGCGGGAGCCGGATAAGCCCCGGGAAACCGGGAAAGTCCCGCTCTCAGCACTTGCGGCACCGGGCAGAGCCACCACACCGGCAGCGACCCAAGTTCCCGGTGAAAAGGAAACCATCACACACGCCCAAATCGCTAACTTTTATCGTCTTGTGCACCAAGGTTACTACCGTGGTAACGAGGCGGAAAAGGAACGTCTTGAAAAGATGATCTTCGAGGCTCAGCGGGAAGGGCGTATCGTATAACCTTTCCTTTTCGGAGAACGAAGAATGGCATTCCCCGTCGCAGGCAGCGGTACAGTTCCGCCCATCTACCCGACAGGTTCGCAGGGAAACGGCCTGAAGGCTGCCGGTTTCATCCCTGAAATCTGGTCGGGCAAATTGATCGAGAAGTTTTATGCGGCCACTGTGCTTGCGGCTATCTCGAACACCGACTACGAGGGTGAAATCCGCAATCAGGGCGACACGGTGAAAATCCGTACCAAGCCCACTATCACCATCAAAGACTATCGGGCAGACGGCACGCTTGAGCTTGAGCGCCCGAAGGGTTCGGTTGTGGACTTGTTCATCGACAAGGGCAAGTATTTCAACACGATCCTTGATGACGTGATGGAGGTGCAGTCGGACCTCAACAACATGTCGCTGTGGGCGGACGACGCTTCCGAGCAGATGAAGATCGTCATCGACACCGAAGTGCTCGGCTCCCTTCTGGGGAAGGCCAACACGGCCAACCGTGGTATTACGGCGGGGAAGATTTCCGGCGATATCAACCTTGGCGTCACCACCACGCCACTTGCGGTCGTGGCGGACAACGCGTCTACCGGCGAAGTCGATGTGATCGACTTGATCCTTCGGCTTGGGCAGGCGCTCGATGAGCAGAACATCCCCGAGCAGGGGCGCTGGCTGGTTATCCCCACGTGGCTCTCCACGCTGATCAAGCGTTCCGAGCTTCGGCAGGCTTACCTCTCTGGTGATGCTGTGTCGATGCTCCGCAACGGGCGGATCGGCATGGTTGACCGTTTCACCATCTACGTCTCCAACCTGCTTCCGCAGGGCACCACTGCCGGTCTGGCTGCGGGTGAGACGGCGGTGTACGCTGGCCACTCCCACGCCCTGACCTTCGCATCGCAGATCAACAATGTTGAGACGATGCGTTCCGAAATGACCTTCGGCACGATCCTTCGCGGCCTTCAGGTCTACGGCCACAAGGTCATCGACAACGTTGCTCTCGCAGAGGCCATCGTTACCAAGGCATAAAAGTTACCTCCCAAGGTAACCGAGGGGAGAGGCGGGACATTGTGCCCGCCTTTCTTTTACGTTATAGTCTGCTCGAATTTCCAAAGAGAGAGGCAAAATGCGGACCATTCGCGATTACATCCACGCCGCTCGCATACTGCTTCAAGACACGGTTGACAGCCCATATCGGTACAGCGACGACGATTTCAAGCTCGCCCTCAACCTCGCATTTGACGAAGCCTACCGCATCCGCCCGGATTTCTTTTTCCAGATAACCGTCCCGAATTTCGTGGAGGGTGATGATACCACCGAAGTCCCCGTGCCACGTGGATACCAATCCGCGTTCCTCTATTACCTGTGCGGGCATGTCCAGCTTCGCGACCAAGAGGATACGCAGGACAACCGGGCGTCGGTCTTCCTCAACAAATTCACTGCGCAACTCCTGACAACGGCATCGTGACATGGCTACACCCTTCGACCGGCTCATGAACACCATCCGCCCTCACCTGCCGGGTGCGACGGACGAAGCCATAAGGCAGGAGCTATTCATGGCCTGCCAAGACTTCTTCAACAGATCGGAAGCGTGGCGGGAGGAAATTCCCTTCTCACTCCCTGCCGGGGAGAGGTCCGCCGAGATTATGCCGTTTGCAGGCCGCATAGAGCGGCTTCTGTACGTGAAGGGGAGCGACGGGCGACCGATCAATGGAGCGCTCATGCCGGACGTTTACAACGGCCTCGTGACGATGCCACACGCGCCCAACCAGAATGAGAAATACGTGGCGGTGGTGGTGGTCACGGTATCCGACCCCGTTAGCCGGGATGCTTACCCCATCGTCCCATTTGAGATTGCCAACAGGTATACCACCGAGCTTATGCATGGCGTTCTGTACCGCATGATGTCCCAGCAGAGTAAGCCCTATACAAACCTGTCTCTGGCACAGTTCTACCTCGCCAAGTTCATTGGCGGGGCCTCCCGAGCACGAAACGCCATCAACACTCAAAACACGAATGGGGCGCAAGCTTGGATGTTCCCCCAGACATTCAACAGGAGATAACTACATGGCCGTAAATTACTCTATCGCCGTCAAAAACGCACGGCTGCAAACCACGTCCGACCTTATTGGGGGGGGTTCGCTTGTTATCGGAACGTCAGACCTTGCAGGCGGGGCTACCGGCATTCTCGCCCGCGTCCCATTCTCTGATCCTCCGTTTGTGGTCAGCAATGGAGAGATGACCGTCAACAATCCTCCTAGGACCATCATTGCATCGGCGACCGGAATAGCGGCTAAGGTGGAAATCCGCAGCGCGGCGGACACTGTTATTGCGAACGGGCTTACCATCGGCCTGCCGGATAGCGGCGCGGACGTGATCTTGAACGCGCTTGAAGTAAGCTCGGGACAGACAGTCCAAATCACCATAGGCACCATTACCCACGGGTAACCCATGGCCTACAGCTTCCAAGCGGGTGCGTTTCAGTTCGACGCATTCGACGCCTCGATTGTCGTTGAATTTGAAGCGACGGAGAGCAAAGACACCGCCGCCGCAACGGTTGACGCTCGCACGCTTGGAAGCTTCGCAGTTACCGAAGGCCGCGATACAGCGGCTTTCACCGTCCAATCTACATCTGACGTTATCATCAACGCCACTGACGTTGGCGACAGCGCGTCCTTTGAAGTCCAGAACGCTACCATTGGCACCATAGAGGCCATAGAGGGGACGGATAAGGCCGAGATATGGGTGACGACAGAAGATGTCATCTATGTTGAGTTTTACGCCAACGAAGGCGTTGACACCGCGCAGTTCGACGTATCGTCGCGCAGCCTTGTTACCTTTGAGGTAACCGAGGCGAGGGACAGCCTCTCTGCCGAAGTCCGTTCGACCTCTGATATTTCGTTTGCCATAACAGAGGGCAAGGATACCACCCGTATCGAGATGGACGCCCGGACGCTCGGGCACATCCAAGCGGTTGAAGGAAAAGACCTAGCGGACTTCGACATTTCGTCCCGCACTCTTGGCAGGTTCGCGGTCACCGAAGCTAAAGACACGGCGGATATAACCGTGTCGGCCATAAGCCATGTTTCGTTTGACATGGTGGAGCCAGCCGACCGACCGCGCTTCAGGGGCATAGCGGCGTTTTTCAATGAGGGTGATGCGTATTATGTAAATGTGCCTATGGAGGTGCAAGAAGTCACCTTGCCCCCCGCATCGGTTGGAGCTATTGTCCGGCCAGAACAAACAACCGGCGATCTGCCGTTTGAATGGCAGCGGGCCGATGTGGATCAAGTTCGCGCTACTCGGAAGGGATACAAAGGATGAGGATAGCGAAATTCCGTAAGGCCCCCGCCGACAGAAAGCGATACGTCATAAATTATTCTGACTGGCTCAACGAGGATGAAATCCTCGAAAGTGTGTCCATGTCCGGTAACGCCGAAGACGATGAATTTTACGTCGATGGATATATCATCGGTGAGACGGGCAAGGATGTCATTTTCTTTGTGAGCGGCGGCGTCGATTGTAAAGAATACGATGTATATTGCACCGTCCATACATCGTGGCAGCAAATCAAAGAGGACTATGTTACCATCGTGGTAACCTAAGAGGGTCGAGCAGATGGCAGTTAGCATTAAGCATAAGTTCGTTTCCAACAAGGCGGACAGCCAAGACGCTACTTTGGTTCGCCCTTCAAACTGGAACGACGAACACAACCTTATAATGAACGGAAGTTCCCTTCTTGGCCGGACGGCGACCGGGACCGGCGCTGCCGCAGAAGTGACTTTGGGTGCTGGTCTTGAGTTCTCCGCTGGCGCTCTCCGGGTCAAGATAGGGTCGGGCGGCTTACAGCCGTATTTCGGTGATTATACCCCTGTAAACAGGGCCGGTGACACGATGACCGGCAGCCTTGTACTACAAGGCGGCGAATTGCAAATACGACGAGATGCTAGCACCCGTGTTTTAAGGTTCGCCAATACAGCCGGTGAAGAGCAGGGCATCATCTATAGCGATGCCACTGGTGATAACCTTATTATGCGTATAAAGACTTCGGAAAAATTCCGCCTTACCCTTGGGGGGACGGAAACAACCGGGCGGCATACAATCAAGGGATCAAACCGCACTTGGTATTTTGAGCACTACACAACGGGGGGGTATTTCCGCCTAGTCGATGTCGAGGGGAACGCCGAGCGGTGGCGCGTCGGTACAGATGGGTCGGTGTGGACCTCCCAACTAGGTGATTTAAGCACTCGCATAGAGAGCAGGGCAGCAGCATGGGCCAATGACCGTGTTTCGCAGATCGCTTCGCGTCTAGTATCACGCGCGCAAGGCATTGTATCAGGATCAAGTGGAACAGAAGGGCCGTCAGGAACGGTTGTCACTGGCTTTTCTCATGCCAATATAACCAGTGACGTTCAAATCGGCTATTACTACCGATATCTCCAAATATATGACCCGGTGAGGGGTTGGGTTTCGGCTACCTACCAATAAGAGGCTGGTATGATAATCACAAATTACGGACACTTCACACGCGCCACGGGTGACAGCCCATATATCATGTTCTTCAAGAATGAAGAGGGGCAGGATTGGTATGAGATGCAGCGAGGGGAAACCGATGGCGTTCCTAAGCTCGTTGAGCTTGGGGATCAGGGGGTTTTCATAAGCTCCATCCATCCTGTTTGGTGCATGGTAAACCCGCAGGGGGTTGTGACGAACGTGGAGTTCGACCCCTCGCGCATGGTGCCGGACGATAAGACCATACTCGGCTTTGACGAGGCCACGCTGGATGACGTGAAAGAGGGTATGCTGTATCAGAACGGCGAACTTCTTCCCGCGCCTGAGCCGGAACCGGCCCCATACAGCCTATCCAAGGAAATCCCTTGGCTTCGGATGACGGATGCGGAAGCCGAGGATGCCGATCAAGCCTTTAACTCGGCAAGTGTTCGGTTTCGACAGGCATACAATTCAGCCGCCTCTCTGACCTCTGGGACCGATCTATGGAACCAGTGGAGGAACATCCTCCTGTCTGTTTTCACAGAGGAACGGGTGGACGAACTTCTGGCACCGGAGACATGAGTTACCACGCAAGGTAACTGAAAGGGTTGGGATGAAAAACAGATCGAAGTTTTACGACAGTTTGAGGAAGTCGGCCTTGTTCGGCCCCCGGCTGTCACAGCCGCAGGTGACCGGAATTGAAGCGATCTTAGACGCCTGTTTCAGATACGGGGTGGATGACCCCCACCACGTTTGCTACATCCTTGCGAACGTGTACCGTGAGACGGGGGGGTACATGTTCCCCATCAAAGAAACGGTGTACGCCTCCCACAAGGATAAGAACCCGTCCGACAAGACGGTTATCGCCCGTCTTAATAAGGCGTATGTGGCAGGCAAACTGCCATGGGTGAAAAATCCGTATTGGGAGAACGGATGGTTCGGGCGTGGGCAGCTTCAGATCACGCACAAGTCGAACTATGAGAAGATGGGGAAGCGCCTCGACGTTGATCTAGTGTCCCATCCAGAGAAGGCACTTGACCCGAATATCAGTGCGGATATCGCGGTTGTCGGTATGTCGGAGGGCCTGTTCACGGGCAAGAAGCTCTCCGACTACAAGTTCCCCGATGACGTGGAGAACCCGCCCGCCGAGAACCCGCGCCGCATCGTCAACGGCAAAGACGGTACGGACGAACAGGTTGCCGGGTATTACCGCACGTTCTATGCCGCGATGAAATATGCTGGCGTGGGCAAGGAAATCCTTGAGGTGGCCCCGACGCCGGAATACAGCCGTGATGTAGTCCGGTCTGTCCAGCAGCTATTGCGCGACAAGGGATATCCCGAGGTCGGCGAGGTGGACGGCCTCATGGGCGAGCGCACGCGCAACGTCATCATGGTGTTCGAGGCGAACAACGGCCTGCCCATCAAAGGCGAAATCTCCGACGAGCTTCTAGCCCATCTTGTCAAAGCCCCTCCAAGGCTCATGTCGCCGAAGCGGGCCAACGCGACCGAAAAGGACTTGATGTCTTCCAAGAGCGTCAAGCAGGGGAACTGGCTGAAGAAGATCGGGATTGCCGTCCTCACGACCAGTGGCATCGGTGGCCTCATGGATGGCTCTGGTGACTTGCAGGAAGTGGTGACCGGCGTGAATAAGCTCAACGCCCTCTTTGGCGCTTTGGGCAGCCTTTCGCCTTGGATCATCGGCATTGCGGCTGGTGGTGCTGCCATTTACTTCGGTGGTAACTTCATCCGTGAGCAGGTGCAGGCGTATCGGGAGGGGAGGCACGTTTGAGTTGGATAAAAGGCGGCATCACCCTAGGTATAATATTGGGCTTGGCATACACACATGTTCTGGCCTACAATTGGGGGAAGGACGCGGAACGGCGTGACGCGCTAGAGCGTTCCATTAAGCTCCTGCGGGACAGGAAAGAGACAGATGAAACGATCCGCAATATGGGTGATGCTGACTTGTGCGCCGCTCTTCACGGTCGCTTCATGCCAGACGGTTCCTGTCAATAGCTGCGACATACTGCGGCAACCGCCAGAGATGAAGAGCGAAACAAGGTCGGCGATCTTCAGGGATAAGCCGGTCGCGCAATGGGTTGTAGCTATCGACACAGATGGTAAAAAGGCGGGGTGTTGGGAATAACCCCTCCATCCGAACAACAGGAGAATATGATGGTAAGCAAGGCAGAGGAACTTTTGAAGGCGGCACGCGAACGCGCCAACATCGCCGAGGAAACCGACAAGGCAAAGGCAGAGACCGAGAAGGCCGACGCCCGTGTTCAGGATCAGGTGGCCGAGAACAAGCGCGCCGCCGCCGCCGACGAGAAGATTGAGGGCCGCGTGCAGGCCCGCGCAGCTTCCCTGACCGGCGAGGTTGACCCGGATGCCATGGGTGACGTGAAGGGTGACGGGCGCGATGCCAAGGACTACCCCGACGACGACCCAGACAAGTACCTTGGCGTGCCGACCTATGAGCACGGACTTGCGGCGACCAATGCCGACAATCCTTACGGAACCCGGCAGTCGGAACGCACGCGCGCCGAAATTGAGCGTGGTCGCCAGCTTCTCGAAGCAAAGAAGTCTTCCCGTGAGAGGGAAGCGCCGAAGGCCGGAACCAGAACCAGAACCGTTGTGACGGACGCCGACGAAGACCCCAAGGGTGAAGAAGGCGCAAAGAAGGCTGAGGCCAAGGCTACCCGCAAGTAAACACCTCCCTATTTGCGGGTTATAAGGCGGTGTGTGGGTCTTCCATGCACCGCCTTTTTCAAATATAAGGTAGTTACCACGCGAGGTAAGGGCTAAAGATGGTTGCCATTAAGCTACCTATTTTTTCTGGAATGGTGCCGTCTATCGATCCGCATTTGCTGGCGGACCAGAACGCATCATTTGCGCAAAATGCATGGCTTTATTCTGGTGCTTTGTCCGGCCTTCCCAAGATGGCCGAGTTGCACACCTTAGCGAACCCGCAGGCGACGATTGCCTTTCGCATACCGGGTAACGAGGCTGACCCGACCTACCTCTACAACAGCACGTGGATGGAGTTCGAGAATGTCAACACGGACTTCATATCAGCCCCCGTCGCTGACGACATGCACAAGCGTTTCTATTGGGCTTCCACTTCGACCCCGCCCATGTACAACACGCTCGACCGCATCAGGAACGGCCAACCTGCATGGCTTCTAGGCGTGCCGCAACCGGGCAACCTGACTGTCAACGCAGCGGGCGGCTCAAGCTCCACCACGGTCTCTCGTGCCTATGTGGCAACCCTTGTCACCGCTTACGGCGAAGAGGGGCCGACAAGCAACCCGGTGCTCATAAACGGCAAAGTTGATGACACCTACACGGTGACCATCCCAGCTGTCCCCGCCGCCGATTTAGGCGTGCAGAGGAACATCACCAAGATACGGCTGTACCGCACGATCACTTCAGCAGCGGGCACCGCGACCTACTATCAGGTTGCGGAGTTGAACGCTCTGGCGACCACGCAAACCTACGATGACACGATGTCCGACGCCACGCTTGCTTCCAACCCGATATTGGAAAGCACGGCTTGGACGGCCCCGCCCGATTTGGAAGGCATATGCACTATGCCGAACGGCATTGTTGCCGGGTTCAAGAAAAACGAGCTTTATTTCTCGGAAGCCTACCGCCCGCACGCATGGCCAGCTGCCTACGCGCTTACCCTTGAGCATGATATCGTCGGACTGGCCGTGGTTAGCCAAACGCTCGTGGTGTGCACCAAGGGGAACCCTTACACCGCATCCGGTGTGAACCCGGCCTCTATCACCACGTCAATGCTTGCCGCGTTCGAGCCATGCCTTACCAAAGGCTCTATCCTGCCGACCGAGGCGGGTGTGTATTATACCTCGCCAAACGGCCTCATTCTCGTGAACGCTGGTTTTGCCCAGAATGTCACCCAGCAGTTCATTTCACGCGACAAATGGAACGAATTGGCCAACCGGGCGAAGATCAACGCGGGCAGGCTGGGGACGGCGTTCTATGCCTTCGGAATGGGCGTGCAGCGCATAGCCCAAGACAACTTCATCCAGCAGAACATGGTGCAGCAGGAGAGCAATGACGGTGCCAGCGATGGTTTCCTCATTGACCCGACAAACACCAATGTCGGCATGGTGGTGCTTCGTTCGCCGTCCAACGTGAAGAGCGTCCGAAACGACATATTTTCAGGCGAGATGCTTGTTGTCATGGACGGCAAGGTCTACTGGCTCGACCAGCGACCGGGGTACGAAATCGACCCTTACATATGGCGGTCCAAGGTATTTCAGACGCCGTACATGAAGAACTTCGCCGCGTTCAAAGTCTACTTCTATGAGCCGGAAGGCATAATAGAGTTTCCGAACCCTCCCAACTTCGACCCAAATCAGGAGTTTGACCCGGCTACCCAGCTTGCTGTTGTCCGCGTCTTTGCGGATAATAGGATCATACTCACGCACGAGTTGCGGAAGTCTGGGGAGCTCCATCGCCTACCGTCCGGCTTCAAAGCGGACTTCTGGCAGATCGAGATAGAGGCTCGGGTTCCGATAAAGAGTTTCCAGATGGCCACTTCTGTTAAGGAGCTTCAGTTTGTCTAAGATCAAGTATCCATCGGTCCCAGAACCGACACAGGACGTGCGATCGTTGCAGGCCAGTGTTCTGGCGCTCAAAGAGAACGTGGAAATTCTGACGGGGCAAAGGCGCGGACCCACCCCTGTCACGTGGGATGATCTGGTTCGCCTTGGCCTCATTGAAGAGGCTGATATTCCGAGATGATCCATTTCAACAGCGAGGATCACGGGCGGCAAATCATGAAGGCGGCAGGGGCGGATTTCTCCCCCCGCCTCATGAGCGTCATCAGCCGGTCAGAGAATGGCGTGTTGTACGGCGGCGTTGTCTACGAGAACTATACCGGGAAGAACGGTTCTCTTCTGGTCCATATCGCCGGTTTCCATCGGAGATGGATTAACCGTGATCTGTTATGGGTAATCTTCGACTATCCATTCAGACAACTCGATTGCAAACAAGCCTTTGCTCAGGTAAGAGCAAAAGAGAAGCATACGCTAAAGTTTTGCCTGTCATTCGGGTGGAAGGAAGTGATAACACTTGAGGGTGTATTTCCTGACGACGATATGATATTACTCCGAATGCTGCGCGACGAATGCCGATTTCTCAACTTGAAACCTCGTAAGCTTCAGCCTAGAAGGACGCCTAAAGATGGGTAAGCCCAAGGCACCCCCTCCCCCCGATTACAGTGCTATCGCTGCCGCATCCGAACGCGCCGCCGAGCTTTCGTTTCAGCTTGGGCGCGAACAGCTTGCGTGGGCAAAAGAGCAGTACGCCAAAGACAGTTCGATTTACGAACGTATTGTCAACGGCTTCCTGTCCGATATGGACGAAACCAGTGAAGCGGCTGCCGAAGATCGAGCCTTCTACAAGGATCACTTCCAGCCCCTTGAGCAGGCCCTTGCGGAAGAGGCGAGGAACTACGACACGCCTGAACGGCGTGCTAAGGAAATGGGCGCAGCGCAAGCCCAGATCGCCCAGCAGTTCGACGCCCAGCGAGAGAACGCCCAGCGAGAACTTGAAGCGTATGGCATTGATCCAAGCTCTACCCGGTATGCGGCCCTAGATATCGGAGTTAGGACGGCACAGGCGGCAGCGCAGGCAGCGGCGGGGACGGCGGCTAGTAACCGCGTCGAAGACGTTGGCCGAGCGCTTCGCTCCGAAGCCATCAACGTTGGTCGGGGATACCCGGGCCAGATCGCCGGGAGCTACCAGACTTCCGCCCAGATGGGACAGGGAGCCGCAGGGGCAACCGGGCAGGGGACATCCATCGGTGGCCAGACGATGGGCACCGCGCCGCAATACATGGGCTTGGGCAATCAGTCGTTGGGTGTCTGGGGCAACACACTCAACATGAGCTACCAGAACCAGCTTGACCGCTGGAAGGCCCAGAACTCCGTATCGTCCGGTTGGGGCAGCGCGCTTGGCCTTATCGGCGGTATCGCTGGCAAAGCCTTCGGACTGGAAGAGGGCGGTGTGGTCCCCGATCCACGAGAGGTAGGGGCTATACCGGAGGAAATGTCTCCCTCTGCCGGTGGAGTACCGGACGATGTTCCGGCCAACCTCGATGTTGGGGAGTTCGTCATACCCGAAGACGTTGTGTCTTGGTACGGCGAGAAACACATGTACTCGCTTATTGAGAAGGCGCAGAAAGAACGCGAGCAGGCCAAGCAGGCAACGGGAGCAATCCCCGAGGTCGGCCCGCAGGCTGGCCCGCCTGTCTTGCAGTCGGCATAATTACCACGCGAGGTAACACCAAATGGCCTTTGGGCAGGAACTCAGAGATTTCGTGGCTGGCTTCAAGACAGGGTATGAGCTTATCGACAGCCCTGAAGAGAAGGAAGAAAAGCGCGCCGAGCGCAGGCGCAAGCAGGAAAGCCACGAGTTACAGCGCGAGAACTACCAGCGTTCTTGGGATGCGCAAGACTGGCGCAGGAATTTCAGTGAGCGCGATTGGGAATGGCGCAAGGGCGTCAACGAGCGCGATTTCGCGGCCACCGAAAGGGAGCGCGGCCTAGCACATGGGCGCTGGGAAGAAACCTTTGCAGCCCAAGAGCGCAAGCGGCTTGAGGACATGCGGCGTGAAACAGGCGTCCTGCCCGAACAGATGGAGGATTACGAACCCATAGACCCTTATGCCATACAGGATGATGAGGGCGGCGATGAGGTTTCATACAACGCGCAAGCCCTATACCAGCCCGCTTCATACAGCCCGGAAAGCGCCGCCGAGGGAGCGGCGTTCAACCTGCAAAGTTATCTTTCCAGCATTCGCTCTGCCGAGAGCGGTGGGAATGATAGGGCTAGAAATCAAAACTCTACGGCAGCGGGCCGGTATCAGTTCCTTGATGGGACGTGGAATGATCTTGCGCGGAAGTATCCCAGCTTGGGCCTTACGCCAGATGGCCGCTTCGATCCTGAGCAGCAAGAACGAGCCATACGGCGCTTTACCTATGACAATGGGGAAGCCTTGGAGCGTGCAGGTATTCCGGTTACAAACGGCACCATGTATGCTGCTCATTTCCTTGGTTCCGGCGATGCCACCCGTGTTTTGCGCGCGCCGAGAAATGCCCCTATCGAGCGCCTTGTAAGTCCTAAAGTTATCAAGGCCAACCCATTCCTTCGCGGCATGACGGTTGGCGACTTTGAGCAATGGGCCGAACGTAAGGCAGGTGGTGGTAGGCGTCCCCGGGCTGCTATCAACGCGGCGCGTGGTGGTCTCGTTGAGCCTGTTGGTGTCCTCCCTGAAGAAGAGGAAGAGGTGCAGGTCGCCGAGGTCGCCTTGCCGGAAGAAGCCCCGATGCCCACGCCAAGGCCCGAGTATGACGGCGGTATGGAAGGCGATGCGGAAGAGCCTACCGATGACCCATGGGAGTTGGGCCGTAGGGCGGTGCGCGACGGAATGAAGGTGGCCATGCAGAAGGTCGGTATCGACCAAGAGACGGCCATTGACGATCCGAACGCCGCCGAAATCCGCAACCGCTACATCCGAGGCTATGGCGCGGCACCAGAGCAGATGATGCGGCAGGTGATCGACAAGATTGACCCCGAAAGAAAGATGTCCCCCGCCGAGCGAAACATGATGGCCATGGGGACGGTGTACCGCTTTTACATGGATAATGGCGAAGTAGAAAAAGCCAAAGAGGCAGCCATGTCCATGGTGCAGTATTACCGCAGGGCGTCTCAGCAGTTCCTCGCCCTTGGGCAGGCTGCCGCCGAAGAAGGTGACCTCGACAAGGCCGCTATGGCTGCCGTGGCCGCGTATGCCAACGTCCCTAACGGAAGGGACATGTCGATTGAAAAGGACGACAACGGAAACTTTGTCGTGTCGGTGACCGATGCCAAAACCGGCAAGAGGATCAACCGCAAGGTTATGCCACCGCGCGAGTTTGCAGCCGCCGCTATGCAGTTCAACCCGACGACATTTGACGAGGAAATCTTGAACGCTGCTGGGGTTCCGGCAGAGAAGTTTGACGACCCGTCATTCGAGACGGTCACGACTGCTGGCGATAATGCTAGCATGGCAGTTGAAGAACTTCTTTCTGATAGCCCCCTCAACGATGCCCAGAAGACGGCGGTTCGCGATATCGCCGCTGGGGTGTCAGCCGAGAAGACGAACAGGATGGACCCCGAGCAGGCGGTTAGGTTCGTCACGGACCTTATTGCAATCGACAGCAACCCGACAGAAGACGGGTCGCCCAACCTTGCGCCGGGGTATACGGTAGAGAGTATTCGGGGGAACCCTGATCGCGTCCGTGTAAAGAAGGGCGAGCAGTCGGTGGTGATGACACGTGGCCAACTCGAAGCTTTGATCGGTGCACGATCGGTTGAAGTTGAAAAGCGAACCACGGCCTTTGAAAGACAGAAGAAAGACGAGCAAGCAGCGGCTCAGCGCAAAGAAAAAATGCGCCAGTTCCGTGATACGCTCAAGTCCATGCGCCCTGAAGAGAGAGCCATCGAGGCCATACCAGAGGCGGAAGCTGGCGCACGCATCGGCGCTATGGTGCCAGAAGCACCCGTTCCAGCCATACCCGAAGAGCAGGACGAAGTTCAGCGGCTATTGGACCTTCGCGACACTCTTCTGGCGGAAGCGGATGGGGCAAGGCGGTACGCTAAGCGCCTCGAAATGATCGAGGAACGCTTGCGCGAACTTGGCCACCTCGAAACCCAATAAGCCTGTTGCCGAAAAATTTGATATGGAGTAGGGTTACCACGCAAGGTAACCCACTCCTTTATTTTATCCTAAGGTAAAAAGATGGCTGAGCAAGATTGGCTGGAACGGGATTTCTCTAACCCTTACGCCGATCCTGATCCATATGGGGATGGGACAGAACTCTTGGACTACCCCAAGAGCGCGCTTTCCGGGGCAGCGGCCATAGGCGCTGATCTTGGGGCAACCCTTAGGGCCATAGGGGAGAGCCGGGAAGACCCTGACTATAAGGCAGGGAAAGCGACCGAAGCACTCGGTTCCTACCTCCAATCACTTTTTGGTGAAGTGGAAGGGGACATCGTTGAGAGCATGTCCCCGGATGCGCAGCGAAGGCTGCAACTCACCGTCACTGACCCCGATTTTTGGAGCCTTACCACAATAGCACTGAAGGGAGGCCAGATGGCCCCCCAAATTGCCGCCGCTGTTGTGCCGTCGATGATATTTCCGGGTGCCATGGCTGCGGCAGCTTCGGCAGCCGCTACAGGTGGTTTGTTCTCAGCAGCGTCCTATGTGGACGATGTTTACGAGATGACCGACGAAATGTCGGACGCCGAGCTTCAGGAGGAAAGTGCGGCCTACCGTGAAATGCGCGAAAGCGGTATGCCCGAGGAAGATGCTCGCCGGGAATACAACACCCAGCTTATGGGTATGCGCCCGTACATGCTCGCTGCCATAGGTGCGGCTACCAATATCTTCGGCCCCGCTGGCCAAGCCGCCCGTGCTATCGGAAGCGACATAGGCGCATCTGTCCTGTCTGAAGTAGGCGAGGGTGTTATCCGCCGCACTGCTAAGGGGGCAGCGGAAGGCGCTATTTCTGAGACCATCCAGAGCGGCGCGGAAGACGTGTTCGGTCAGCAGACGGCGGTGGACGCCGGACAGCAGGCCGAAATCAATGCAGGGCAGGTCGTAGCCAACGCCCTGACCGGTGGCGTGCTTGGTGGTGTTCTCGGCGGCGGAATAAGCTCGATATCTGGCGGTCGCGCTCCCGCAACACAGGACACGTCCTTACCGGCTACCACGTCACCCACGGCCCCAAACCAACCGGGCAACGCCACGCCAGCCCCCATGGAGGTAGCCCCTTCGCCTTCCGGTGCCAGCGCCACCCCGGGTGTAAACACAACCGTCCCGTCGCCGACCCGAGCGCCCAACGAGGTTCCGACCGAGGTAGCGCCGGAAGTGACAACGGCGGAACCTATCCCATCCCCCGTTGCTCCGGCTCCTGCTCCGGCTCCGACCACGACAGTCGTGGAAGCGGCTGCCCCTGATCCTGCGCAGGCCCAAGCCCTTGCAACAGCATCGCGCCCGGTGGAGACCGCGCCCACTCCCCCGGCCCCGCCTCCTGCCGTCCCTGCCGCTGCCCCGGTTACCACCGAGGTAACAGCCCCAGAGCCGATTTCAGCGCCACAGACGAGCGTTTCCCCTTCGCCGGTCCCTGACACCCCCCAAGTCCCTAACGCCACTCCTGAGCCACAGGTGGCCGAAATTGGCCCCATCCAGCAGCCCCCGGCCCCGCGCACAGGCCCGCGTATCCTTGAGGACCGGACATCGCCGGATTACAGCCAGCAGTGGGCAGAGCGCGTTGACCAGAACTTGCGCCAGTCGGAAGAGCCAGAGCAGGTGGCACCTAGAGGCCGCAATCGCACGGCAGCCGAGATAGAGGCACGCAACCGTACCCGAGAGGGTGCGGCCATGCTCGCACAAAAATATACCCCGCAAGAGGGTGAAGCCGGTATCTTGTCCAAACGCCCAAAGGAGGTGCAGCAGGCACGCCAGCTTATCATGGCGCGGGCCAAGGCCATATCGGATGAAGCCGAGGCAATGGGCCTGTCCATCCCCCGTTCCTTCCGTGACACGGCGGACGAAAGCCAGCGGTATAACCCCGAAACGCTTCTGGTGATGGAAGCGCGCCGCCTTGCTACCCGGCCCAAGCCGTCGCAGGCGGATTTCGCACGTTTCGTGGACCGCGAACTGTCCATCCGTATCGGTGAAGCCGAGCAGGCAGTTGCCGAGCGGCGGGCGGAAGGCGACTTGGCTAACAGGCAGACAACGGACGCGCAGATTGACGATCTGACGGACGCGGATGTTCCGGTCGATATGATGGACCCTGAGGCCCAGCTTATCCGCCGTGAAGAGGAAGCGGAGGAAGCCCCGGCCCCAACGCCCAAGGAAGAGCGTATCCCTGCCCGTGTCCAAGAGGTTCTGGACCGAGCCATGGATAAGACCGTGGCTAGGAAGGCGACCCGTGCACCCATCGTAGAGAAGGTCAAGAAGAGGGCGGTAACCCGGGATATCATCGGCGTGAAGCCCGGTGACCGCGTTCGCCCATCAAGCGATGTGGGATACAGCCGCGCCGGTCAAGAATACGAGGTAACCAACGTCCAGCGAGACGGCACGGTACATGTGAGGTCGAAGACCGGCGAAACTAGCTGGAACGCTGCTGAACTCGTAGGGGCAAAGCGCCGTGGGGTGCAGTTTGAGAAGGTTACCACGGAGGTAACAAAGCCCGAGGCCCCCGCTGCCAAGATAGAGGAACGTATCGAGGAAGCCCGCGCCGAGACGAATACGAACCCGACGCCCGCCCAAGCGATTGCCGGGAACTACAAGAAAGGCCGTGCCAACATCCACGGCATGACGATAGCTATCGAGAACCCCAAGGGGACGGTGCGCTCGAACAAAGACCCGAACGGTCCAAAGTGGAGCGTTAAGCTTCCCGCCGACTACGGCTATATCGAGGGTACGCGCGGCGTGGACGGCGACCCCATTGACGTGTATCTGGGTCCATCGCAAGACGCGACCTATGTATATGTCATCGACCAGCTTGATTTGAACACCCGTGCTTTTGACGAGCACAAGGTGATGCTGGGCTTCCCCGGCGAGATGGCAGCCATACGCGCCTACGACAAGGCTTTCTCTGACGGTCGCGGTGCAGAGCGTGTCGGCGGCATCCGCAAAATGTCCATGGCCGAGTTCAAGAAGTGGGCATTCAGCGGGCCGAAGCAGGAGGCAGAGCTTACCGCTGCCGAGCGCGCCGAGGCTGAGACGCTTCTTATGGAAGACGATCTTATGCAGGCCCTTGGGATTGACCCGGTGGTTGACCGGCTCCCGGAGGGCTATGTGGCCGACCCGAATACGGCGGAAGTCGCCCGGGCCGTGAGCACGCGCAAGGCTTCGGAAATCATATCGAGCCTCAACATCAACCATCTGACCGGTCCAGAGCGTATAATCGCCGGTCAGTCGCGGCGGCTTCTGGCGCAGATCGCGGGGGATTTGGATGTGCACTTCATCCAACCCCAAGACGTGAGGCGGTTGACCAACGGTATCGATGCACTTGGGTGGTATTCGTACAGGAAAGGGGCCGATGGTAAGGTTGCCAAGGCGATCTTCCTTCGTGCCGACCTCATGTCGAACCCCGAGCGGATGACGCATGTGGTGCTGCATGAGGCAACGCACGCGGCCACGGTGCACGCCATCAACGCTGACCCCGAGTTGCAGAACGACATCGCCTTGCTCATGCGGGAGGTGCGGGCAGAAATCCTAGGCGGCTCCATGGCTGACGAGGACGCCCGGGCGGTGGCCTACTCACTTACGAATGATAAAGAGTTCATCGCTGAGGCATTCTCCAACCCGCAATTCCAGCAGGCGCTTTCCCGCATACCAGCGTCCGACCGGGTTGTTAGGACGTTCAGGCTCGACCAACCGTCCCGGCCTAGTATGTGGGCGGCTTTGGTGCAGGCAGTGCGCCGCGCCCTTGGAATGCCGAAGAACAGCTACTCGCTTCTGGAAGCGGCCATTCGCGTTACCGAGCGATCCATGGCACCGCGCATTGAGGAAGTGTCCAGCGGCACGTCATTCCTTGAGGACGGCAACATCAGGAAGCCGGTGAACGACCTCCTGAAGTCCATCACCACGCGGCCTGATCTTCAGCCGACTAGGGGCAGCCCGTGGCTTCTGGGCCTTCGCACCATGGACCATATTGCCCGTGCGGCTGATCGTTACTTCCGTGGTAACAACCCCGTTCGCCGCATCGCCAACCTTATCGAGCAGCAGCGCGTTGCCGCCATCCGTGAGTTCGACAAGGCAGCCCCGCTAATCCAGCGGTTGCACGATCTGGAAAAGAAATACAGCGGCAAGACAGGTGCCAACGGTAGATCGGAATGGGAGAACTTCACGTCCCTCGTGCATGACGAGACAATGACCGGGGTGTATGCCGACCGGCCCTTGTCCGACCAGAAGCACGTAAGCAAGGAAGGCTCGCGCGATAGCTGGCAGCGTGCGCAGCATCCAGAACTCGCCGCCCGCTACAACGCCCTGCCGGAAGACCTGAAGGCAGCGCGTAAAGAGGCTATGGAGTATTTCCGCAACAAGCAGAATGAAGCCTCTTTGAAGCTTATCCGCAACCGCATCCTCACCATGTTCGACGTACCGGACCCGGATGGGCTTGCGCAGCGTATCCATGAGGGCACGGCGACCGACGCGGATAAGAAGCTGTTGGGCGATGCATATGACGCTATCGAGGCAGCCGGTGTCCTGTCCAAGATTGAAGGCCCATACTTCCCACTCATGCGCCGTGGCAATTGGGTGGTCAAAGGCAAGTATACCATCACACCACCGTCCAACGCCCGCCAGATCGCGGACAACGAGTTCGAGTTTAAGACGGCCAAGGAAGCATCGGCGTTCGCTGAAAAGCAAATGGGCCGTCCCACCGTCCGCACGGTCTATGTGGACCCGAATACCGGTGACACATTCGGCGTGGAGAACGGCAAGCAGGTCAAGCTTACCTCGCAAGACGTGAACGCGGAAGCCCGCTATCGTGTGTCGGTGCAGGACCGCCACGTTGAGATGTTCGACACGGAAGCCGAGGCGCGGCGCAGGGTTGCCGAGCTTCGCGCTGCCGGGGTGCAGGCCGACGACGCGGTGCCGCGCGCGTTCGAGAACTACGGTATTCAGGGCGATGCACTGTCTACCCAGATGCGCAGGCTCAATTCTGTCTTGGAGCGCAAGGCAGATGAGCGCAATTTCACGCCGGAACAGAAGCACGATCTTCTGTCGGCGATGAATGAAATGTCGCTGCATATGCTGGCATCGACCCGCATCCAGACAAGGCGGCTGCCGCGCCAGTATGTGGCCGGTGCGTCTAAGGACTTGGTGCGCAACACCACCGATTACGCGCATAGCATGGGGAACTATATCTCCAAGCTCGATCACCGGCAGCAGATCGACAAGGCTCTGTTGGAACTGGATGACGCGGTTAAGGCCAATCCGAGCGATGGGCTTGCGGCAGGGCGCACGGCCATTGCCAACGAGGTGAAGCGCCGTGTTACAACAATGAACCCGGCAACCGAGCATACCCGGTGGAACGCCTTCAGCAGCCGCCTTCTGGCGGTGTCGTTCATCGACAAGCTCATGTCGCCGTCCTATTCCGTTATCAACGCCACCCAGCCCATGATGATTTCGGCACCGTTCCTTGCTGCGAGGTTCGGCGCAGGGCGGGCTTACTCGGCCATGGCCAAGGCATATTCGGACGTAGGTTCCATGCGGGCCATTCGGGAGGGTTTCCGCTCTACTGCCCAAAAGGCCATGAGCGGTAGTATCGTCCCAACCGATCCGGTACGCATGATCCAAGGTCGGCTGACCAATCCGTCAGAGCGGGCGTTCATCGACGTGATGGTGGAGCGTGGCATCATCGACACGGACAGCGGCCTTGAAGTGGCCAAGATGTATCAGTCGAACAAGGGCATTATGGGACGGTTGGATGGTGGCATCGGTTACCTTGAAGGTATCGCCCGCCAAATGCCGAAGACCATAGAAGCAATCAACCGCACCACGGTTGGGCTTGCGGCCTATCGGCTTGAGCTTGCCCGTTCTGGCGACGTGGCGAAGGCTACCGACTATGCGCAGGACGTGATCAACCAGACGCAATTCAACTACTCGTCTACCAACGCCGCGCCGTACATGAACCATCCGGTCCTGCGGCTGGCCTTGCAATTCAAGAAGTATGGTCAGGGCATGTACCAGCTTCTCGGTGAGCAGGTGGCCTTGGCTGTGCGCAACGAGAACCCGGGCGACCGGGCGCGGGCGATCAAGTCCATCAGCTATGTGATCGGGATGCACGCTCTTCTAGCCGGGGCCATGGGGCTGCCGACCGAACCTATCAAGCTTGTGGTCACTGCCGCCAACGGCCTTGGCATCACGGATTGGAGTTGGGAAGACGTGCAAGTTGCGCAGCGCGAAGCCTTCGCCGACATGTTCGGCCAGAAGGTGGGCGAAATCCTGTCCCGGGGCATCACCCGGGCCGTGGGCGTGGACCTGTCCAGCCGCATGGGTCTAGATACCCTCATGGGTCCGTTCGGCGAACCCCGCTCCAACGAGGCGCAGGACTGGAAAGCCTACATGTGGGATTTCATCTCCGGCGCTCCTGCCGGACTGGTCGCTGATTGGGCCAAGGGCGTAAATGATTTGGCACAGGGTGACGTGGTTCGGGCGGCAGAGAGACTTATCCCCATCAAAGTCTTTGCCGATAGCG